CTCACTTAGTCTCTCAGCGTGCCTTGCGGCTTCGCCCTTGTTGGCATTTCAGCGTTCAAGTCAATCAGAGTGGGTTTTACTGGCGCAATACTCTCGACGCCAGAGGAGATTCCACTGTTTATTCAGTAGAAAATCCCGTGCTGCTTGTGCAGATTGTACTACAATGGATAACTCCGTTGACTGATCTTCTGCTTTCTTAATAGACCCGTCACTCGTGAAATTTGCCCCGGTTATCGGGGCATTTGGGTTACCATCCGCTATTAGTTGGTCATCAACTAACTCGGGCATGTATCCTCCCGTTCTCGCTTTCTACGAGCATGAGCGGCTATTGCCGCCTTACTCATATTACTGCGGTGCTCATCAGAAAATGGTCCCATTTTAATCCCCATCTTTGCCTTACTCAATTTCTCTCGATGCTCCTCAGATTTTGGCACACCTGAATTCGCTGCGGCTATCTTTGCTCGTGTTGAAGCAGATTGTACCCTTCGAAATCCTAGGATTCGGAGTTTTTCTCGCTGCTCCGCAGATATCACTCTCTTGTACCCAAAGGAACCACCCCCACCAGCAGCAATATTATATCCAATATCTTTATTCTGTGTCTCAAGGGTTCGAATAAAGAATTGCTCCAACTTGTCCGCTTGTTCTTTGTCTAGGGCTTCGATAAGTAATCGAATCACAAAAGCCTCGGCACCCCATTTACGAATAGCGTTATACAAATGGGGTTTCCTATCCTCGCCATGCAACAACGCCCGAGTCACGTCAGACCGTAAATACCTCTCTAAATTTTGAGAAGTTTGGCCGATATAAATCTTGCCATTCGTCGTGTTTGTGACCGCATATATATGCATGATTTATCCTATCACATTTGCCCGAATTTGTCAAATTCGCGCAGGCCAATTCCAACTAGCGCAACCTTCAACGGGGGTTTCCGCATATCCACAACTTGTTACCCACTGATCGTGAACGGCGTCTGTCATAACTTTCAAGTTCACACAATTATCGCTCCATACACGAACGATAATTGCAGGTAGTTCTTTCGCCCCATTCGACGTAGCATAACAAGGATCACATGCTCCACCAATTGAATAAATAACAATTCTTCCCAGTGTTGGTCTCATTATTTCCTCCTAATTGTACAGCCCTGCGTCCGCTAAAGGATCGTTATAACTCGCGGACGAATCTTGTTCTGCCTTGACAGCATCTTGTATAGACATGTCAGGATTTGCGAGAGCTTTATTGAGAGCGTGCTGTTGAAAACATTTCTCATAAGTGCCCTTGCCGTAGATGTGATCATATTGCTGTTTTTGTTGTGAACTGATTACGAAGTCCGGCGAGGCTTCCTGCTTCTTGCCTTCCATGTCTGCGTAAGACGAAAACTGATCGACTAGGATCGCTAATGCATCCACGATATCATCGTGAGTACTAGCCGCGGTCCCAAAGTTCGATAATTCCACATACAGTTCTTCGAGCCCGACCATCTGGTTTGCGAAAAGAAGTCTCTCGTCCCCCAGATAACGAAGGACCGGTTTAGCCATCTGATCTTTCGCAGTAGCCTTGCTACCTTTCCCCATGGGGACAAACTCAATCGGTACCCGTACACGCAACTTGTCCATTTCCCGATAAATCTCTTTACCGAGCCACTTAACACCGACAGACTCTTCTATGCAGATGCGTGAAGGTCTCCATTGGTTTGCGACGGCTGCGATTTTGCACGGGAGTTCGAATTCATTCCACCTACCACGGGCCATGTCGATGATATAAAACCTGCCGCCATAGATCATGGCGGTTATCATAACCGTGTAATCCGCCCAACTCTTCGTTGAGTAGGCCGTGTCAATACAAGTGACAACTAATCCCGATTGCGGGAGTAGATTGGAGTGGATTGTTCGACGTTCGAGCAACTCACGCGGAAACTTTACCGTATGTGCTTTCGTCGGGTCATTTAGATACTTAATTGCAAACCCTTCGACATCATGCATCTCGCCGCGAAGGAATTCGTACGTGAGTTGACCGGGGACATTGAACCAGAGTTCGTAGTCGCTCTCTTTCATCTCACTTTCGACCTTGCCCGCCTTAATCGCTTCTGCATTAGGCCACCAGCAAGGTCTTAGGTAAACTGTGGTCTTGATCGGATCGCCAGCTTTCTCACAAGCCGCGATATGCTTCATGTCTTGCCCGTAAGTGTCATCGGCATCATACCAAGTGCCGATTTTGTCATAGAAGCCGTACGGGTGGAGCATGGCTTTGTCAATACTGACTTGTCGATTGATATTGATGATGCGGTCAACAGTCCTGCTATTCTCGTTGGTTACCACGTCATCTAACTTCATGATACCGACGTGCCAACCCGAAAGGTTCTGATCAATAGACGCTGCCCACACCGTGCATTCTTTTTCGGTCTGCGAAACCGCGGGTGTTTGATACTCTTGGAGCGTCCCTGCGTCTTTGTCGATGCAATGCTCAGGAAATAATACCTGAAACATGAACGGCGTATCATCGTCCAAGGTTACCGGCTTAATCGCTTTTTTCGTTTCAAACAGGTTTACGTTTTCTAACGTCCCATCCGCGAGCCTAAAGAAACCCTTGATTTCACCCACGAAGTCATTTGCCAGTTTCAACACACCCGTCAGAATCATGATGGTGACTTCGGGCCAGCAGATTACATATTGTATGCAATCTGCCATATCCATCGACGATTTGAACCCGCCACGGGGAACTAGCAAAAGCCGTTGCTTTTGATCCACATATGTCTGGGCAAACTGTTTGAATGTCTTGATCGTGGGGTCCTTCCGGGTAAAAAAAGAGTTGCAAATTTCCTCATGCGTGTTGTGGGTAGTCCCGTCTTTCCAGATGTATGTCTTATCGGACATATCTTTATACTTCTCAAGAAGATGACATAATGCGAATAAATTGGTTTGGGCCATGTAACGATACCGCAACATCTGTGTAAGCGTCTCTGGTTGATCGTCAATAACTACTTTGTACGCACGACAAACATCAAGCACACGTTGCTGGTGTGCTTGCTTCATTTTTGTAAAACTTGCGAGGGCATTGTCGTCGAACTGGGCTTCCAGCATATCACGATGTTGGTAGTTCGTGTCTTTCTTATGCTTGGTAAACCATTCCTGCAACTGTTCGACCTTCATTGCCTCTCCTCATCTACATGCTGCAATCGCCACAAGTCACAGGACTCTCGCCCGCTACTGCAGGGTGACCCGTCGCGGGAACATGATTATCACCTTGACGCTTGTGTCCGGCAGAAACCTTGTTGCTCACGCCTACGGGCTTCTGCTCATAGTCGGGATACTTAGTCTCGCCTTTTCTCTTCTCTGCCGCTTTGTTGAACGCCATATGTCTCCTATTTCTTCCCGTGATTCCAACCGTGCATTGCGACAGCCATGCGGCCCATCGCGGCTACGTGCGGGTTATCACTATTTGCTGCCTCTTGTTTCTTTTCCATCGGAATGGGCTGATCCTCAGGGATGCCGAAATGACGATGGAGTGCCCCACCATGCAACTTGTGCATACTGCGGGCGAAATGCGCTTTTTCTTTTGCGGAATGTTCAGCCATACTATTCTCCTATAGCCGTTGCTTGCGCTTGAGACGCCTGCGCCATAGGACTTGCAGTCAACTGCGCTGGGGCGTTTGCGCCCGTGTCGGGCGTCTCGCCTTCATTCGGCGTTCCTGCGTGATCTTCGAAATGACTGTGAAGATCAGACATATCATTCGAGACATGCGTCTCGTCGGGGTGACCGGGATGATGGTGTACGTGCTTATGCATCAACTTCCCGTCATGCGTCCTACTGGTGATAATGTGCTTGATTTCTTTCTTGGGCGGTTTTGGTTCCGACCGGCCCGGTACTAAAGCAAATGGGTCCATTTTATTTTCCTCTGCGGTCTTTACCGCTTCGCCTTCGTGCAACTTGTAAATGCCCGTCTTCGGGACATAATCCGTGCCGTCCTTGAAACTGCCGAGCGGCTTCATCCACTGATCGACTGGCAACCGGGTCTCGCCCTTCTTATCGCCAAACTTCGCTTTAGGGTTGACTTTATCAACCGCTTGTGGTGGAGTAGCCTTCGGAGCATTGGTATCGGCTTTAGGCGGGAATGCGCCGGTCAAGGCACTTCTAGCCTCATCCATACTCTGCTTCTTTACTTTCAGTTCGTCGAATATGTTCGGTTCTGGCATCTTACCCTTTCGGCGCGACCTCATCCCACAATTCTCTCAATTTACACTCCATCCCGTGGCCGGGTGAAAAGGGCGAGTAGATCGTGTGAAACATTTTAATCGCTCGATTTATGGCTTGCGGAAACTCGCCTATAGAACGAAGATACAGCATACAAATTGTCGCTGATCGACTGTGTCCGGCATTGCAGTGTATAAGTACAGTCTTGCCATCGGACGCCATCTCTGTGATGAACTTTATGCCCGTTTCAATCACTTCGGTCGGGATCAGGTGTGGATTTTCCACATCGATAAGGTTAAGAGCCATTACATCACCCTTGCGAAAAGACAAGTAGTTCTTGCCTTTCGGTGCGGACATTTCTGTGTAGCCAAGCATACTGCGATGGGAATCTGGTCCGTCTTTGCAGCAAGCCAATCTCGCATATCCCCTACGTTCGGCTTCCGCGACATCCTTGTCTGAGCCTAGGTAGATGCCTTTGATAATCTGCTCCATGCCTTCTCCCCATGCTTCTGGATGAATTCTTCTTTCGACAGGAACGCATAGTCCCATTGCACTTGATTTGTGTTCTGGCTTGCGGGGGCCGAAAATTTCTTTTGAGCGTATTGACAGCCGTTCACGGTTCCACCTTGCGAATGACTATTTCGTAGGAGCTACCATCTGGCTGGCTGTCGTGTATGCGTACGGTGCCGTCGGGACGCGGGGCACACGACTCATATAATTCCTTGGAATTGATCAACACTTTGAATGCCTTCTTTGTATCCGCTATCATATCCCCTCCGTGAGTATTACTTTTGGTGCGGCAGCGGCTTTCGCCTTCGCCATCTGTTGCTCGACAAAAGATGTCACAATGACATTCGCAAAGTCCGCGGCGAACGAGGCATGCACTTCGTCGATTATATGATGTATGTTACGATGCTTCCATTGCTTCGCAAATGCAAGTGCCTGTTCTTTGGTCGCAATTTTAAGCAGTTGCATTAGCTCCCCCTTGTGCCACACGCTCTTTCAACCTTTCAAGCAATGGGTCAACCGTAGGAGCAGGCTGGCCTGAGTCGCCTGTCAGCCGTGGAATGGGAATCTCATCTAAAACTGCAAGCATTTTTGCCGCTTCAAGCATGAGGCTCAACTGTGCAGCAGAGAACCCTTCCTTGTTTTTCATGATCGCTTTTAATGCCCCTGCATAGTGATCAATGCTTTGATGCTTCTTTCGTTTGCTTGGCATAGTGTTCCCCTCCGAAACCCTAGCATTACCACAACTTTCGAAACGCTCCGTCCTGTGCTAATTTGAGCATTCGATCCTGAAAAATTTTACCATGCTTGTGGTTCGGGTGCTGACGCCAAACTGCAACGTGCACCATCTCATGTAGAAGTACAATTCGTGCGTAACACGGTGAACCTTTCAAAGCAGGATCAATCTTGATAGAAAATATACCATCGGTGAGTTCCCACACAGGGCATGTAACGCCGTCGCATTGCGGATACGGTTCCCAAACTAATTCTACTTTATCGGTAAGTTCCCCGCCGAAATATTTTCTATTGTACTGGTTATACAGCCGTAGGAGTGACCTGTCTGACTGCATGATACCTCCAATACAATGGGGCAAACGAGCAGGGAAGCCGCCTTGATGGCGGAACCTTTTCGAGTTGCCCCAAAACCTAAATTACTCGTGACTTGCGGCGAGCGACAATCCAGCAGTTTGCGTCTGGACAGGATTTTCTGATGCGACCAACCCCGAACCAGTGACTGCCGGGAGAGTATTCCCTAACGGTTGATTGTTGCAGATCAGATCAGTAGCGTTCTGAATCGTACCATTGACCAATTTTGCCGCAGGTTTACCGGGATTCACATGACCCATGATATTGCCAGAGTCGTACGGCATAATCGCCGTAGAGGCTAGACCTTTCGTGCCCGCGAGTTGATACTGTGCAGCGATTCCGTTCGGTTGTTCACCAGCGGCTCCGGTGCCACGTTTGACAAGTGTTGCCCCATTTAATGCCATATTGTTTCCTTTTCTACCGGGGATGCCGGTTCTTGATCGGTTAATGCGTGCCCTACCTACGGTTATGACGATCCCACCAATTTGTTACCAGACCGCTGTGGTCGTATCTATACCCGCGCCCAGTAGAAACTGATACGGGAGCAGTGGGAGCGACATTCGCTTTCCACGTCTTTGTATAGGGCGTACCTGTGAATTTCGTCCCCCAATAACTACCCTTAAAGTCAGAACTACATTCTCGCTTCGCGGATATAACTAAGGAATTGGGCTCAAGTGCACCCCAATCGCGCCCCAAATTTCTGACCGGTGTTATCTTTCCCGCTGCCATGTCCTCTGTCTTTTGTTTATAGACATTGAGCGGCGTCAGAGTATCCAACTTACCAAGATGCGGGTGCCACTGGTGATTTACCGCGATGTCCGAATAGACGATCTCGACACCGGACTTTTTGAGTCTATCTGCGAAATCATCGTCGTCGTAACCGCCGCCCGGATAATCTTCATCCATGCCCCGCAATTGCTCAAACCAGTAACGTTTCATCGCACCGCAGAAAAAGTAAGGTCTGCGGGAAGATGCCCCACAAAATAAATGGTCGGGAGTGCCGTCCGGTTTTAATCCCATGACCCACGCGAACACGGCATTTTTGTCGGTCACTTGGGTAATCAACTTCTTGATCGCTTCCGGGTCTATATGTACACATTCCGCATTCTGTAGAATAATAATGTCACCTTTCGAATACCGTATCCCGATATTAATCGGACGTGCCGGATTGCGATAGGTGTCCGATTGCGGTCGGTTTACCTTGATATATGTCGCGTTAAACTGAGCACATATGTTTTGCGTTTTGTCATCAGTACCATCATCGACAACAATAATCTCAAGGTTCGAAACACCTTGTTTCCGAATACTTGCCAAAGTATTCTGTAGAAGCTCTGGGCGATTGAAAGTTGTAATTACTATAGAAACATTTGTGATCTGACCCCATTCCCTGCCTTGATTACGGATGGGACTGATTAGCCCCGCTTTCATGTCCGCAGTCGTCTTGAGTAAAAAGGCATGGGCATCTTTCTGGGAATCCAAAAGGCTTTGTCCGCCCGCGGCAGTGGTTGCCGGTATCGGATGCCATTGATGCTGTACAAAGGAGGATGTCAGATATTCGAACTTCGCGCCAGAGAATAAAAGACGGTCGGAGAAATCTATATCATCCGCGCCGTAAAAGCGTTCATATCTCTCATCAAACCCGCGCAACTTTTCGAACCAGCTTTTATAGATCGCACCACAAAAGAACAACGCCTGCTTCTCGCGGACGATGTTCATGTATTCCGTCTTCTCCGGATTTATCGTACCATCTTGGTTCAAATGATCGGCACGACACAGGACCACGTTGTCAGGGGTGACTTGTGCAGTCAACTCAGCGAGTACATTACCGACATGCTTACATTCCGCACATTGAAGAACGATAATCTTTCCGAAAGCCTGCCGTACGCCGAAATTTGCAACAACCGACTGATTATGGTATTCGACTGAGCGCATGCGATCAAGACGAAAGTACCGAAGAGGGAAAGACCACAACTCTTTGCATAACGCAGGAGTCTCAGTGTCCGTACCGTCGTCTACGATGACGACTTCGAAGTCCGTAAAATTCTGTTTAGCGATTGTGTCAAGAGTGACCCGCAGTTGCGCCGATCTATTGATCGTTGTAATGACTACGGATACTTTCGGCGGGTGTAAATATCTCTTCTTCAAAATCTCGTAGAGACAACCTTCCGGGTAAATACCGTCAGTTCCGGGGCTTCCCCCGTCGCTCGACTTAATAGCGGCTGCTTGGCTACCTTTGTTCCACGCCGCATGAAAGAGATGCAGTGCGTAACAATTGGTCAAATCCCATTTCTTAGTGGGATCAATCGACCAGATAAGTCTATCCCAGTGGATAGGATCGAACTTGTCTATAGGCTGGATGTACCGCCCCAATTTCAACTGGTCGATCTTCTTTGCCCACAATTCTGGTCCAATAGCCTGAAAATTCATTGTCTTGAGCCACTGCGATTCCATACTCATGGTCGTAGCCCAACACTGCTCAATCAATTCGCAATTCGGTGTGGGAACCTTAATGACTGCGAAATTCAGACCAGTTTCCCGGTCTCCGGTCGATTCGACAAACACGTAATCTTCTTTGAAGTCAAACGGCTTGAGGCAGATGACATCCATGTCAACCCACCAACCACCGTTCTTTCTCAACAGCGCGTATCGGAAGTAATCTGAAAATTGCTGCAAGTACTGAAATTTCTTGATGTCATTCTGAGGTGCGATCTCATTCGCGTCTTTTATGATACATCCCTCAGGTACTCCGTCCAGCGGCCCATAGGTATAAAGATGAAAATCATGCCCGTTCGACAAGAATGACTGTATACATAAGCGCTCCATCGTGGAGAGCGGGCCAGTCCAAAAACCTTGTATAACGCGATTTATGTCCATGCTCCTCACCCTATCAATCGATCAATGCGCGAACAAACTTCCTTGTATCCTAACGCTCGCTGGTAATTGTCTTCTATAGCAGGCATCATCCGCAAGTACGTGTCGGGAGTGATGGCTTGCAAGTGCTGTGTCAATTCCCCGTAATCCGAGAATCGAAGGACGCCCTCCATATTGAAATATTCATCAATAGACGGACAGCCCCAATAGATCGGGACGGTACGAGTCAGAAATGAATTCGTCAACTTCTCCGTAAAGAAATCCCAGTATTTTACAGGTTCGACAACAATGTGATACTGATACGCCGCAATAAATTCCGCGGAAGGTTGCGGCAGCATGCGTGGGGGTGCTAGATACTTTGTAATTGGTAGTTGACCTACACTACCTGTAAGTTTGTGGTAGACTTCGTGCCTATACTGATGACCCGGATACCACTGCTTTTCTGACACCAGCAACGATGCGCCAAATTTCTTTTCGACTAGCGAAACGGTGCTCCATGGTTTCGCCAAATCCTCACGGTATGACAAAATTCCCGGCTCGAATACACCCGCGCATGGTCCACACTGACCAACTAACTTGACAGCTTGCGGACACGCTAGTAGGCTGTCGTGCCACGCCAAAATGCGATGATAGAACTGATTGTTAGCAATGACCGCATCTACCGGAACGCTTTCGAGCGTTTCGAACTGTACATATACGCGATATGGCGTCGTGTCTGTCAAATTCATGACATCACAATGTATAGCAATCTGCCGGTCCTGCGAACCGAAGGTTTCCTTAGTCAGACACGCGTGTCGGGAAAATACAACAGGCTTCATATGCGTATCCAACTCTCAGGAACCTCTGTGTAGTTCCACTTGGGAGAAACGATTACGCCCGGATTCGAATTAAGCCATGCGCCCCACCATGCAAAAGTACTGTTTGGTATGATCGCATGCTTACACCGGCTCATGAGCCAGATATCTTCCGCTTCAACACCTGTTCCGCTCTGATGATTCAGATCGTGCGCCCGCACAACGGACATACGATAAGGGATATGTAATTCCCGGCGAACCCATTCGCCGTCGTCCGAGAACACAAAGAAATGTGGATCATCTTCGACCGCAACTATGCGCCTAATAGCCTTCTGATAGTAATCCATCGGTAGACAACGGCCTTCGGTGACATAATCTGTGCGTCTAATGCAGAGGAAAACACTACGTTCAGCTTCATGCGCGATAGATCGAGCGAGCAGGGCACCTTCCGGCGACATCTCATGCGGTACAAACTCTTTGCGAAGCGTGTCCGCGATTTCGGTAAAATATCTTTCTGATTCCCAGCAACCTGACAAATAAGTGCCGTCGTGCAAATCTCGTACGCGCTTCGCACTCTCTGCGCGAGAGACTGCGACTTCCGAAACCTTTGGGAACTCCTGTGGTATCCCTAGGTTCCCCTCGAATACGGAAAGTCGTCCCTCATTGCTTACTTTGTTAAGCGTTACGCCGGACCACTGATTTAACGTGAGCGGTCTATAACTGCCTTCGTGGAAGTAGTTCAAACTGATGCCCAACTCGGTTCCAAGGCGAACCGCAAGAGCCCTCCCAACGGCATAACGGAACATCTGGTTGCCCATCCCCCCAGCCAACTCAGTTACGATCATGATTCTCCGCGAGATACAACCCATAACCAAGAAACTGGGGTCTGAATCCAAGATTATTCAGCTTCGTCGAATCCATGTAAAAAGTCGCGTTCTCTCTGGGGATGAACTTGACCTTGTTTGGGTCATAAGCATCCCCTGCTGCAACTCGCAATATCTCAATGTAGGGCCAACCTTTACCTGTACCGATGTTGTAAGCAGTGTTAAGCTCGCCCTTCGTGATAACTAATTCGATTGCGCGAAGTGTGTCTTCGATATGGATATGATCACGGTAGAAATACCCATAATCATAGTCTTTGGTCTTCTCTCCCTCATAAATGTTTATGGTCTCGCCCGCGATCAATTTATTGACCAACAGGCAGAGGGCACGACGACCGTCTTTGGGCCCGAGTACATGTGCTGGGCGAAGGATACGGTAATCTCGACCGTACGCTTTACAGAAGGCGATAACAAACTGTTCTTCGCACCATTTCGTCCTAGCGTAATGGGTCTTCGGATCACAGATCGCATCTTCCTTTACTGGTGAGGGTAATTCGCCGTAGACTTGAAGTGTGCTGACATAATTGAATACGCCGCTAGAAGTCTGGGTTCGCCAGTTCTCTAACACCTTCATCAGCGTCGGCAGATTTGTATCTGTCTTGAAATCGTGTATGAGGTACAAAACATCCGGGCTGTATATATTATAATCATCCCGCTTGTTCACAGACGCGATATTACCTATAGCGGGATCATAATACTCCGCGACATATCTACTACCCAATACCCCGTGACCGCCCAGAATAGTCAGTGCGCCCATTACTCCTCCAAAGATTTCAACCATTCACTGTGCGTGTCGTACATCTTTTGCCAGTCATACACGCCTGTGCTTTCAGACAAATGGCACGTGATCACATCATTGTCTTTCCGAGGAGATGGGGTTGAAGTGTAGTTGTAACGACCATCGGGCGTCAACGGAATTTCCGCTTGGCGCATTATATTTCCGACCCAGCGATCCTCCGCACAGTCAAGTATGGGTCTATCATATGTAAGGACCACACACGCTTGTCTATCCATCCAATAACCAGCCCCACCACTACAAAACTGCTGGGGGTAATCATGATCGTACAACGAAGGACCACCGAGATTACAGAAGGGATACCCTGAATACGAACTTTTTTCGAACCCGCTAGCCATCAACCGTTCGGGTCGAGCGTAGCAATCGGGGCAACATTGGAATACATAATCGTATCCCTGATTCAATGCCCAGAGATGACTCGCAATCGTTTTATGCGATAACCCGTTGTAGCTGTCGTCTACATCTAATTGAACGACATCTTCGGGGAATGACGTGTCTCCTCTACCTACAAAAAATCGATAATCAAGACCGACTGTCGCGGTCTCACGCAACCATGTATCGCGTACTGCCTGATTGATGTGGTTAGTTTCGTAGAGATGACAGGTACTTAAAGCGACTAACGCCCGCATAATCCCCTCAAAAGACTAACCGTTTCAGCTATGTCCATCCGATGCGTATTATGCGACGTGTATTCCACTGCCGTATGAGATTGTCCCTCACTATAGTAAGACGCGTAGTTCAAATCACGAGCATCTACTGGGATGCGGTAGAAACCACCGCGAGACAACGCATAGGTCATTTCCTCCGAAGTAACTAGCGTCTCGTACAGTTTCTCTCCATGTCGAGTGCCGATAATTTTGATGGGCGCATTCGGATTCAAGATTGAGGATACTGCCTGTGCGATGGTCATCACAGTTGAGGCAGGTGCTTTCTTTACAAAAATGTCGCCGGGTTGTCCGTTATCAAAAGCATATTGGACAAGATCAACCGCATCCTCAATCGTCATCATAAATCTGGTCATCTCAGGATTGGTCACTGTGATTTCTTTGCCCGATTTTATTTGGTCGATGAAGAGAGGAACGACCGAGCCCCGAGAGGCAAGAACATTGCCATACCGGGTACCGCACAGAATAGTGCTGCTTGACATGCGTGACTTGGCAACCATAATCCGTTCCATCATCGCCTTGGAAATTCCCATGGCGTTGATGGGGTAAACTGCTTTGTCAGTGCTCAGTGCGATAACCTTTTTTACGCCGTTCTCAATAGCAGCATTGAAAACGTTCTCCGCACCGAGGGCATTAGTCTTTACCGCTTCAAGCGGGAAAAACTCGCAAGATGGAACTTGTTTGAGTGCTGCGGCGTGAAAAACGTAATCTACGCCTTTCATCGGGGCAACTAAACTTGCTGCATCCCGTACGTCGCCTATAAAAAATTTCACGCGGGGGTTATGTAACCGGGTCCGCATATCGTCTTGCTTTTTTTCATCGCGGGAGAAAATTCGAATCTCTGTGTCTGTGTTCAGATATCGTTCCACTACGGCGTTGCCGAAGGTTCCCGTCCCGCCAGTAATTAGAAGGGTATCAGCCACGTTTCCTCCCCGTATGACTCAGTATGATATTGACGATCTTGTTGGAAACTTGAAGAGAGCAATAACTATCAGGAGTACATATTCGATGCGTTGCGGCTTCAAGGCTTTCGATGACTCGGTCAATATCAAACCCCGTCATTATAATCCCACCTTCTTCGTCGCATTCTTGCCGCTCATGAGAAGTGCGTAACATCAGAGCAGGAAATCCAAGGATGCTCGATTCCTCAGAGATAGTTCCTGAATCACTAAGAGTGCACCGAGCATTCTGCTGTAATTTGCAGTAATCAAAAAACCCTAGAGGTTTATGGAACTCTATTTCATCGGGCAACGTAGAACGATACCCCAACACATCGTACAAATCAGTCATGTATTCTGCGTCAAGGCGCTTTCGAGTACGGGGGTGCGTCGTAACAATTATGCGGTGATGAAACTTCTTAGCCAGTGCCGTTAACAGAGCTACGAAATCCTTGAAATGTCTCTCAATGCTTTCCTCGCGATGACAACTCACTAAAAAGTACTCGCCCGGCGTTAAATCTAACTGGTGTAATATGTCGGAGGATTCAATGTCCTTTGAATAATAGTCAAGTACTTCATTCATCGGACTGCCGATTTTTATGACTTGGTTCGTTGGTATCCCTTCGAGAATCAGATTCTCACGACTGCGTTCTGAGTAGGGCAATTGAATGCCCGGAAGATGGTCGATAGCAATACGATTTACTTCTTCGGGCGTACCCAAGTCGAAACATCTGTTTCCTGCTTCCAAATGCGTAAAGGGAATCTTCAATTTAGTGGCAACCAAAGCAGTTGCAAGACACCCGTTCGTATCTCCCAGAAAACAAATGGCGTCTGGCTTCAACTTAATAAGCAATGCCTCCAATTTAACCATTATGTCGGCAGTCATCTGGGTGGGGGTGCGGCCTTTAGTATCGAGAGTATAATCCGGCTTTCGTAAGCCCATCTGGTCGAAGAAGATATCACGAAGTTCAAAATCCCAATTCTGAGATGTGTGGATTATGGTATGTTGTACTGCTGCGTCGAGCGCAGGCATTATGCGCGACATTTTCACAATTTCAGGACGCGTAGAAATCACTGTACAGATATGCACGCTCTCCTCCGACTTTATTAGACTACTTCTGGATATGTGTCTGTATTCTCAGGGTCAAAAACTTCACTCCCCTGTACAAACAGAATCATCTCTGTATCACCGACATTTTCTATCGCATGCACCCAATACGGATAAACCGTAATAGTCTCCGGGGTATCCCCCCGCAAAGTGTAAGAATGCGTATTCCCATTGAACTTATCTCGGGTGTATAAAACCGCTTCACCTTGAAGAACGGTAAAATACTCAATCTTATCCCGGTGAAAATGATTGCCGCGAACTACTCCGGGCTTGGAGAAAGCAATAAACTGCGTACCATGAACCTTGATCGTCTCGAACAACTTTCCGCGCTCGTCTTCATGCACTACAAGTCGGGATTTGTGCATGTAGTCTCCTCATTTGATCAGGACGTAGCGCATGGATAGTTAGATAGTTATTTGGTTTCTCCAACTCTCCATCGCTAATATAGGGATTCGTTCTTGTCGGTTTCACAAGGTGATAACGGGAATCAAAAGCACAACGAATCTGTTGTTTCTTTAATGCTTCGCCCACATATCTGTCTTCAGCCCAACATCCTGCTGGACTTTTGTCCAGTAACTCCATAGCCCGTCGGCTTAACCAATAAGTGAAGCCCGGACAAAAATTTGCTTTGAGCCCGTCTAACGGCTCGCCTCGGTCGCTACCTACATAATCCGCGGTCGGTATATTTGCCATGAGTCGGTCGTAATAGACCCAGACATCATCATCGACCTTGCAAATATAGTCGTACCCGCCCGCGAGAGCGTACTTGATCAGCGCCCGAATTTTTTCGGCGCTGTGATGGTAGTCATCAGGCGCATCGAGCCAAACTTCATCTGGCGGATTTAGAAATTGTATATTACTTTTTCTTAACGCACCCTTGAAAATTTTGTACTCGCCGGTCACATCTTTCAGCCACGAATCTCGTACGGCTTGCACGCGGTCCACTGTAGTACGCGTAAACCAATCCCTCATTCCGGGCGCAGTGTACTCGTACTGATGGCAACTGAATATAGACAAAAGCGTCCGCATCCCCTCCTCCTACCATATCCATCCACAAGTCATGCAAATCGTGCGATCATTCAGGTGCCTTTTATACAGGAGACGCCCGCATCGTGCACAACAGCGCATCCACATAAAGACTCCAAGAAAACGTTAAGGGCTCCTCAGTCTGGCAACTGGGAGCCCTTGGATATCACGGCTGCGAGCTTGTGGCTCGGGAGGAGGTCAGCCGTGTGTCTTATAATCTTGCGGGACTCGGGCGACTTA